CTTGCAAGGCTTGGTTGTACTGCTGAAGTTGCGCGGCGTTGGCAAGTTGCTGTTGTTGAGCGGCAATGGCTTGGTTTTGTGCCAAGGCTGCGTTGCGAGCGGCCTGCACATCCATCTGCTGACCGAACGCCTGACCCTGACCCGACAGCAACGCCTGATAAGCGCGTAGGGCGGCATCTTGGTTCTGTGCGACGGCTTGATTTTGAAGCTGCTGCGCGGCTTGGAACTGCCCAAAATTCTGTGCAAGCGCGGCATTACGAGCCGCTTGCGATTCCATGCCCATCCCAAATTGGGACTGCAACGCTTGATTGCCTGCTTGTTGAGCAGCCATTTGCTGTGCAAAGTTTTGTGCGTTGGCTTGATTGCCAAATTGACCAGCTTGTAAGCCCGCTCCAAACAAGGCTTGCTGGGCGGCATTGCCAAACTCGCCTGCGGCCACGCGCTGGGCAAAGTCTTGCTGTTGAGCGACGTTTTGCGCTTGCTGCTGCGACAACGCCGTACCGACGTTTTGCTGCAATGCACGGTTGAACACATCGGCTGATGTCGTACCCATACCAAACTGCCCGAGGGCGGCTTGGTTGGCAAACTGCGCTTGCGCCTGACGCTCGCCAAACCCTTGCTGACGGGCTTGCATATCCAACTGCAACCCTTGGAGAGCGGCTTGCTGGATCGCGTCGTTTTCTTGCTGCTGTTGTTCAGTAATGGCGCGGTTATACGCTTCCGAGCCACGCGGGATGCCTTGGTTGGCTAGCTGCGTCTCCAGCATTTGACGCTGCTGTTGAATCTGCGGCATGACACGCGACAAGATCGCTTGCTGACCCGTAGTGCCAGCAGACACCGGCATCGCGGCTAATTGCGAGGTATCAATACCGCGTTGCAGTCGCTCGGTTGGAACTTCGCCACGCGCATATCCGAATCGGGATAGTTCAGGGGCGTACTGCACGTTGGCAACACCCGAGGTATCAATGCCCGTTTGCTGACGAAGCGGTGCAACACCGCCTTGCGCGGCAAATCGGTCGGCGTCAAACCGAGATTGCAGCCGCGGCGCACGGGGGCCGCCTTGCGCTAATCCAAAAAGACCCCCTGACGGGCCGCCGCCTGCCGCTCCAAACCCAAACAAGTCAGGCGCACCGCCAAACTCGTATGCGCGGGTATCAGCGCGGGCTTGCCCCATGCCCATCAGATCGGGCGAACCCTGCACTTGACCATATCCACTGAGCGATGTTTGCAGATCACGCAAGTTGGGCTGGAAAGGCTGCCCTATAACGCGCTGTGCGGTTCCCAGAGCGGTTTCGCCAAGACCGGCAAGCCCAAGGTCAACCCGCTGCTGCGCCTCTAGGATGCGCTGTTGCTCGGGGGACAGCTTTTGTTCAATGAACGGAGTGTCTAAATCGGTTGTGCGGGTGAATTGTTCGCGGGTCGGTGCAACCGGCGCTGCGCCTGCGCTGCCGCCATACATTTCAAGCGGGAAATTGCCACCGCGATAATCGCCTCCGGTAAAATCACCGCCGAGGAAATCGCCGTACATTCCTCCAGCCATCGGGCCGCCCGCAGATACTCCAGAGGCTTTCCGCGCATCGTAGTCCGCAAGCTGCTGGTTGTACTGCTCCATCGCTTTGTTGTAGCCCGATTCATCAAAAACGGGCCGACCAAAGCTGACGGTTTGCGAGCCGTAAGGCGTTACGACGTTGGGATTGCTGATCCGCGCCGTAAGACGTGCGGCATCCAAATTAGCCTGTCCCTGCGCCTGTGCGGCGGCAGCGTAATCAGGTGCTGGAGGTGGTCTCGGTGATCTTTTGCCCATAACGCCTTCCTAAGAACCGGCACGAGTCTCGTGCCATAGTTAAAAACACGATGTCCCCGGCGGTGTCGGCGTTATGGATACGCGCTTCCTCGGTGAACCCCATTTTACCCACTAAACGCAATGCTTTACCATTCCCGCTTGACATAGGGGCGATGATTTTGTCAACCCCACAAACATTGAACGGGTAATCAAACACGGCGGCGAGGTAGGCAGGGGTCAAACGCCCCTTAAAGGCAATGTGGCACACCACCGACCGCCCATTCCAATTCTCGTACACCACGCCAGCCACAAGATCGCCCTTGTCGTTGCGCAGCCCAAGCGCATTGGAACGAGCCTCGTGGTAGCCGCCCCCAGTTTGTGAGCAGACCCACTCGCCCACCTCTGTGCTGCTTTCTATATTCCAGCCCATCCGATTTGATACACAATGTCTGTTGCTGCCCATTGGATTTGCAGGTTCTTGCTACTGCTGTTCAATTGAATTCCTGCGTTGTAGCCAATCCCTGTTACACCCTGCCAGTTGTTTGAAATGATCGTGTCTTGCCCCCATAAGCCAGAATCCCAAAGCCCTGTCCCCCACGTCGCAACGGTAATAGGGGAGTAGGCGAGGGCGGCGGTACTGGCAGACAAGTCAAAATCCACATTGATATCAATGTTGATCGCGGGTTGCCCGTTGCTGAAAAGACTCGGGCGGGCGCGGGTGAAGTATTTCTGCACGCCCCGCGACTCAAAATAGTTAAACGCTTGTAGTACGCGGCCTTCTATGTTGTCGGTGTCGTCTACATATCCCGTAGAACCAACAACCCATGCCCTTGCAACATACTCGTTGCCGCCGTAATACAAATCATCATCTAGGATGTTAAAGCAGTTGGCCTCCCAGCCCGTGAACCGGCACCATGCCTTCGTGATGTTATTCATCACAAACTGTTCTTGGCTGCCTATAGAAACTGGGATATTTACAATTAACGCATTGTTATCAGCGTTATAGGTCATGCCCCAGCCAAACGTGTTCTTGTAGTTTTGCGCGGCAGAGGCAAATGCACCTTGAATCTTGTCAGACAACGCCACGTTGGGGTCAAGGCGGGAGGATTGCAAGGCAGAGGCAAGCGGTAACAGACCATCTAACGTCAAGAGCAAGATGTCGCCGCCGTACTTCATCATGCAACGCTTGGAGATAGGCGAACCCACCATCCAAACGCCGATCAGCGCCCATGTGGAGGCGCTAGAGGGATCAGTGCCGCGATAGACGATGATTTCGCCCTTGTCGGTGACAAATACAAGGTTATCGTCCACGCCATAACCGGCGTCAATTGTCCATGTGCCAACCGCTACCAACTTACCGCCGAGCTTGGCAACCGCAGATAAATCTAGCGCTTGCGCCGCACCACCCACCGAAAGGGTCGGCAAGTACCACGCTTTAAGGGTGTTTTTCTGGACAAACCACAATCTGTTCTTGAACAGCGCGATGTTATCTAGCGTGGTCGTTGTTACGCCTGTAATGGCGGGCGTGGATGACCCGTCAAGCGCCGTCCACGTTGAGCCGTTATACAACTGCGGTTTATCTACCCCGTTGACGGCCATCAAGAAGTTACCGCCGGGGGTCGTAATATTGACGTATTCCCAACGCGCATTGGTCAAGCCGCTGACCGCTGCCGCACCGACCGCACCTGCAGACGTTACGTCATAAAAGCCCGTACCCGATGCGGCAAACATTTCGTTAGTTGCCGCGCCCGAATACACCAATAAGCTCTCAACTTGGTCAGGTAACCCGGTGGCGTGCTTGGTGTATCCACCGCGCAAATTGACGTTAGAAACACCGGGGAAATAGTTATCTAGCGTGACGGCATCCGTAGGAGCCATGTTGGCAAGCGAGTCACGGGCGTTCCAGCCCCCAATCGGGGCGGGGAGCGATGCCACATTGGCGTTGTTTTTCTGAACAAGGCGACGAGGCATTATGATAACATCCCCATAGTCATATTAAGGGGATTAGCATGGAAAATTGGAAACCTGTTGTCGGTTTTGAAGGTGTGTACGAAGTTTCTGATCACGGTCGTGTGCGATCTATTAAAACCAACCAAATTAAGGCTTACACAAAGCACGTTTACGATTTGCGTCCTTTTATGAATCTTTGGAAAGGAAACAAGCAGAAAGTTGTGCGGCCACATACTTTGGTTTTGACGGCGTTTGTTGGCCCAAGACCAAAAGGCATGGAGTGTTGCCATAACGACGGTAATCCTTGGAACAACTGCCTTACAAACTTGCGATGGGATACGCCGCGCAATAATCAACTTGATCGCATTAAACATGGCACCTCCAACCGTGGCGAACGATGCGCTGCGGCTAAATTGACCACAGCGCAAGTCAACGCCATCCTTTCGGATACCAGATTGCAACGTGAAATTGCCGCCGATTATGGCGTTCAACAAAACACCATAAGCCGAATCAAATCTGGAAAAAGATGGGGTCATATGATTCCCAAATGAGATTAACTCTCAACTCCAAATCCCGAGTCCGGGATGTTGTCGTAGCCGATCAACACCGTACCCGGTCGTGGCGCAAACGACAGGTTGGCAGCCGCCGTGTCCTGTGCAATAGCCGTTTCCAACTCCGTCAGGTAATCGCGGTAG